GGCGATTTGGGTCACATGTTGGGCGTTGCCTCAGATGTTTTCATTTTGCCGCTTCATTTCAGAGAGGATTTGTTGAACAACCATAGGGATTCATTCCTTAAATTGTGCAAGTCCACATCTTCTGTCACTATGGACATGAGTGTGCGCGACTTTTTGAAGTTGCGGCACGTAGCAGCTACGGGTTTTGACCTAATGGCTGTTTCCATGGGGCGCTCTGGCTTGAAGATGGTTAAGTCCATTTGCCACCTCTTTTTGCAGGAGCGAGAGATTGCTAGCATATTGAGAGGAAGTAACATGGCGAGTCGCCTTTATGTGGTGGATTCCAAGGTCGTGAAGGGGACACAGAACAGTGAAACCGTACGCGATAGGACTATCTACACAAGTAATACCACGGAGTATGTCCGAGATGGTGTTGTTGCTAGCGGCAAGAGGCTTGCTGGAGTGGTTAAGTATCGCATTGCTACGCGGCCTGGCCATTGTGGTGCCCCTTTAATGTTGGACAATATTGCCAATTTTGGCAATCGCTGCATTATGGCATTACATTCAGCTGGCAGAGATGCTGTTTTAGCTCGTGAGGGCTATGGTACCATTGTTACACAAGAAGTCGTTGCAGCGATGGTGACCCAATTGCAGGTTTGCAAGGAGAGGTATGGTGAAGATGGCCGCCTATCTGAGCAGACGATTAAGCCTATAACAGGTGATGAGCAAGCCTTCTTGGAGAGCAGCGGGTTATTGGCCGGTAGTTTTGAGATTATTGGCCGAGTGGACAAGCCTCTTAACATAGGCACACAGACCAAGATTATGGCCTCTGAGATGCAACAGGATCAGTTATTTGGTAGTGCGCCTTCTGCGCCTGCTATTCTGAAGCCTGTGATGATAGATGACGAGCGTGTGTATCCTATGGTTAATGGGCTAAAGGCTTACCAAACTCCCGTGCTGTACAAGAATCCAAGTGACTTAAAGCCAGTGGTGAGTATGGCGATGAAGAAGCACTGGGAGGTTACATACAACTTTCCTAGGAACGTGTTGACGTTTGAAGAGGCTATAGAGCCTCCAGCGCATTGGAAATTGAAACCTCTTAATAGGAA